AGTGAACGTTCAGTCGAAACTCCAACATTGGAGTACACTGGTACACAAAGCATACCATAGGTTTTGTTCTCTGAACCGACACGAATCACACGACCCACAGTCTGAAGCATTTCAATTGCGTCCATGTTACGAAGAAACACAACGGCCTCAAGTTCACTGCAATTGATACCTTCTGAAAGGATTGACCTATGAAGACACACAAACTTCTTGGCCTTATCTTTACCCCATGCATTCAGAGTTTCAAAGAACTCTTCACGGGATACTTTGCGACCATCAACAATGGCTCCCGTTTTTGCAGTAATGTAAAGATACGAATAGCCACGTTCTGCCAATTGATCTGCAAAGTCTGTCATGAACAGATTCTGCAACTGTCGTGCAGTCTTGACACAAACTAGAATCTTCTTGATTCCAATTTCATCAATCGAAGCAAGAACATTATTGCTCTCAAGGTGAGGAGTCAGGGACTTTTTATCCACCTGATCCATACGAATCACCTTGACTTTAGGCGGAAGAATGTATCCACCCTGAACAAGATCAGGTGCAGATACTCGTGCAATCACCTGACCATAAGTCTCAGTCCAGTTCATGCCTGGCTTCTTCGGTGTCACACTGGTCTTACGAGTTGCAGTGAAGAAATACGCACGATTGGCATTCTTACTGAAATACTCAGTCGAAGGATAGAAATTACTCTGACAAGAATTATGTGCTTCATCAAAGTAAATTGTATCTACATCAATCCCAGCTTCCTGAATACGATGAAGAGAATGATAAGTGGTAAAGATAATCTCATGCTCGTTTGCATTTTTGCAAACTTGATGATGAAGTTTGATCTGTTCAGGTTTAGTGGTCTTGAAATGCTTGGTCTCACCACTATGAACATGCATCACATGTGCATTTGTGATGTGCTCAAGATACTCAGAAGAAAGTTGTTCGACCAGAAGAATGCGTGGGCAAACAACAACAATGGTACGCGAAATGTCAGACTCAAAACGAGTCACAGCATCCATGATTGCGACCAGTGTTTTACCTGCACCAGTCGGAAAGATGCACTGTCCGATGGAGTGATTCAGTAGTGCTTTTTGTGCTTCAGTCTGATGCGGCCGAAGAGTAATCATAACGAGAGGTGATTGTAATAGGGGAGACCTTTGCGGGTAACTAACTTGAATACCCAAAATTGAAGTTGGCGTATGCAAACTCTTCGCGACGGACGAGTTTCACACTTCCATAACTTTCAGAATGAAAGACATAACCTTCTCCAGTCGTTTCCCATCCATTCGGAAGAAAACAAGAAGGAGAATCAGTGATAATAAGACTATCCATCAAATCAAGCTTGATTTCTGTTACAAGTTGATACAGATTTGCAAGTTGTGGACAACCTAGAATCTCAATCAAAGATGCGTCATCAACTTTTTGACCTTCTTTAATGAGTTTGTTGATCGAAACCTTAGCAACTTCTGCTTCCTTACGAGAAAGAAACTTAATTGCATCAGTGTTCACTTTAGGAACATTTGTGGACTGATGAATACGATCCACCGAAGGCTGGACCCATTTGACATCATCAGTATCAACAAAAGTTTCCATCAGTGGTTCACACACAGCGTTGTGAAGTTCGTCATACACATACACTTGAGTATGAGGTGCGATGACAAGATTCTGAGCAACAATCTCAGGAAAAGAGTAGACCAAAGTGTTTTGATTGAACGTGTCAGTTCCACCAAAACCAAGCCAATCTCCCCAATAAATGTTCTCAGTACGAGGAAGATGACGAAGACAAGACTTCAGAATCTCTTCGACTTCTGGCTGATGACCAAAATGAGTTTTTACATCTTCATCAGAATAACAAAGACGAATCTTTTTCTTATTAAATGCGGATTTTGTACACACAAAAAACTTACCATTGGCAGGATTAGTACCCCAAACCAATGACATTCCATCCATCTTCATGGAGATGTGTGCAGTATCATAAAGAAGATCAAAGACTGATAGATCACCAGTCAACACAAAATCTTCAGGATGTTCGATATGAGTGTTTGCCATAATCAAGTTCGTTCACCACTGGTGACCTTTGCAGGTAACTAACAATAAGTCTAAGTATCTGTAATCCAGACTCTATCAGAACCGTCAGATGTTATGAATGTATTTTTAGACAAATATATTTCTGCCTCTTCTGTAGTGTAAGAGAATTTTGCTTTAATGTAATTAATAGCGTCAGTTTTATTTTGAAACAAACGTATTGGTATTAGCATCAGGTTGACATTCTCCTATGAACTCTACCTAAAATCTTAGTCTTACCTTTTGCATCTGGATTCTGACCAGTTTCTTTACGATATTTTTCAGTTTCTTGTTGTTTCATAATATCTTTGAGATAACTTTCACCCTTACGAGTTACTTTCATTCGTTCCTGACGTGTCATTCCTGATGCTTGTTGTGGTTTGTAATCAGGACTGACAGTTTTCTTTGATTTCTTCTTCAGAAGTTCAGATGCTTTCTTTTCAGCTTCTTTTGCTTTTGGTTTTTCAGTTGATACTTGACCACCAGCCTTTCTTGCTGCAATTCTAGCTTGTGCTGCCTTTCTTCTTTCTTCTTTTGCTGCAGCTAACTGTCTTTCTCTTGCGCTTCCACGTTCTTGTTCAGGTTGTTGTTCTCTTTCACTTCTCGCTTTCGTGGAGCCAATATCTTTTCGATCTTTGTATGGACCAACAGGTTCCTGTTTTCCACCACCAACTGCTTTCACTCTTGGTTTCACACCAGGGCGACGTCTTTGCTCTGCAGATCTTTTAGGTTCTTTTCTTCCACCTTCACCAGTCTGTTTAATTTGCGAACGACCCATAATTTCAGGGTCATAATTTGCTTCTGCAAGAAATTGACTGAGTGTTTTCATTGGATTTTATGTGTGGAAGCCATAATCAAAAAGTATTTATGACTTCCACATAATTCTTCAGGAGAAGAAACAATCAGGGACGCTTAGATCTTCGACATAAGCATCGACACTTTCAGATCCTTGAATATCAAGAACCTTTTCCCAATCAATGTTATGAGGAGAGAAATCTTCCATAACATCAAGTTCAAGTGTGATTCTGTAACGTGCTTTTTGAGGAAGATAAGTGACAGGCATTGAGAACTCCTGAATGACTACCCTTTTAATATAGGTTATTTAGACGTGAAAGTCAAGGAGTTATGGCCTGTTTGACAACTGGCACAGTATTATGTTTCGGTATCATCATAAACTGATTTTCTTGACTTCACATAAGTTAATTCATTCCAATACCAAGATTGACATACAACTAAAACATGATCTTTAAAATGTATTTTTTTCTTTGTGTATTCACAAAATGGTTTTGGTTTGGCACTAATTTCAATCGTAATGTAATGATCTTGTGAATCTCTAAAATACACCCATCCTTCAATATCTCTCCATTTCACATAATCATTCACTTCTGGTATGTATTGATTCATTTGAGAAGTAAAAATTCCAGAGGATTCAAATTCAACTGCATTGCAGAATATGGTGTAGTTTTTTCAATATCTACAACTTTTCCTGGTTTCTTATGATTAATTGGAGCAAGAAATACTTTTTTCTTTTTGTCCCAAAAGCCCCAGACTGAACTTGGTTGTTCGCTAGTGTATGAGAAAGGTCTTAGATTCCGAATCCAAATACGAGTCATTGTTTTAGAAAATGACTCTTGCCAGTATTCAAAACCATCAGGAGCTTGATGATGAAATTTCATGAAAAATAATTAGTCAAATTCTTTTTGATCTGGTGAATCTGCTCTGATAATTTTAATCAGATTTTGAAGTTCATAAATTTCTTTTTTCTGCTGTTCGATTTGAGTCTCCAGAATTACAATTTTTTCTTGAAGACTTTCGATCATTTTTTCTTCCATGTTAGGTAAGGAATGACTCTACAACTTGAGACTCTAGTTCGTCTGCTAGTTGATATTTAGTTGCTTTCTCAATATTCTCCCTCAATTTTCCATAATGTTCAGGATACATATCATCATCTTCTGACACAATAAGATCAAAACATTCTTCAGTATCTGAAGCGATGACATTCCACAAGCCACCATATTCACTCTGGGGCCAAGGAACAAAGTGATCTACCAAATACAAATACTTTTGATCCATTTACATTTTTTGTTTCACTGGTATACTATACATCATCATTGAAAAAAAGTCAATCATCCTCGGACAGTTTCGGAACTGTCCATCCTTTATGTTGCTTTGCTTTTCCTCTTATAACATTTGTTAGAGATTTTCTTTCTAATTGATACTTTCTACAAAACTCTCGCAATGTAGTGGTTACAATCATTTTTTTTCCTTCTGGAGAAATAAAATGATATGTTTTTGCAAAAATTTCTCTTTTTCTTTTTAACATTTTCTCCCTCGTATCATTTTTATGTTTTTTTCCAAACATTCCATTTTGTTCTTTAACAAATCCCCTTTTTCTATTTTCATATACATTTTTTCTTTGTATTTCATATTTTTCAATCTCATATTCTGTTTGGGGTATAAGTTTATATCCTTTATGTTGAACTCTTTTTCCATAAAGTGTTTCATGGAGATGTCCGATATTTAAATTATTATCTCTACAATATTGGGATAGATTTTTAATGTTTTTTCTCTTTTTATTGGGATTTTCTACCAAATATTCCTTAGAAAAATATTCTGGTGGTTTTCCTCCACCAGGAGAGAGGTTATATCCACATTCTACTGTATTATACTCCATAATCCAATAGATTTCTCTATCATTTAATTCGACCAAATTACATTCTTCAATAATTCCCCAAACAAATCCATTTTTACCATATTTATTTAAAGCATTTTGAAACTTTCCTTTTCTATTATTTTTATTTGCAGATGAAAAATGCTCAGTAATTCTCAAATTAAAGTTATTTCTAATTGTTTGCCCTATGTATTTTTTGCCAGTGAAAATGCAATGGGCACAATAAATTTTGCCAGTTGAAGACATGACTGCTCTGTTGTTGAGTGACATAATATTTATAAAAAAAGGAGCATTTCTGCTCCTCCTCCACCTGTAGAGATGTCACTCAACTTCAGGCATTATTATTTAGTGTTGCAATATCCAGAAAAGACATATCTTTATCTTCATTACATTGTCAAGAGTGAATGGACAGTTTCATTATCGTCCACTATGTTTGTAATAATCTACAATTTCATGATAATTCACTGGACTACTCACAAGTTTCATAAAATTTGAAGATCGATTCATATTATTTCGATAATAATCAATATTTGATTGAATAACTTCCTTCAATTCAGTCAAAAAATCTTCAGGTGTAATATCATCATCTGTCAGATAATCATCAATGATTTCTTGAAGACGAATTTTACGATTTTGCTCAAATGTATTATCTGGTCCCAGATAAGGTCGTTGAAGTTTCATAGATCGATATTAGAATAAACTGCAGGATCAAGTTCATATCCTGGTACTTTCTTCTCAAATTCTCTTGTTGAATTATAAATCAATTCTGAAGTTATTTCATGAATTACAGAAAATGTTTCACCAGTAAGTTGATCCCAATTATAATTTGGATAATACTTTCCACGAACTGCATTCATACACATTGAATAATTATTCACTTTTTCTAAAAAAATAGTTTGATATGTATCTTCATCAGTTGTACTTTTGAATACAGGAATATCAGCCATAATTAAAACCAAGAACCACGAAGTGACTTATGAGATTGTTTCATTGCTTTATAAAGTTTTTTAATTTCTTTATAAGCATCTTGAGATGATATTTTACCACCCACAGCCATGTTTGTCAAATATGAAACATGATGTGAAAAGTTATTTAAATTATTAATTGTTGCAATATCCAGAAAAGACATATCTGCATCTGGATTCATTGGAGGAGTTGGATATAAAAACTCTTCCTTTACTTGTTGTGCTTTAGATGTTGTCATGATTTTCTCCTTTTACAACATGACACCAGGCGATTTGAAACTTTTTATCAAAGTCTGATGTATAAACGGGATAATATGCATTCAGTGCAGCAGTAATATCA